GTCTTGTCGTCGTCGTTGAAGGTGGTGCTCTCGGCGGTCTCGACCTCGGCGCTGTTTGACAGCGACCGCAGGTACCCGGTCAGGTCGTTTCCGTCCTGGTAGACCACGGCGTTCTTGCCGTGGATAAAGGTCGGGCTCACTTGTCACCGTCCTCGGTGGTCTCGGGCTTCGGCGTCGGGGCAGGGGAGCCCACAGGCTCGATCAGCCCCTGCTTCCTCAGCCACTTGATGCTGCGCTCGGGGAGGTCGGCAACGACGTCGCCGGCCTCGGCACGCTTGCCGGGCGGGTAGTCCACTCCCACGAGCACGCGGTACTTGTCGCTCATGCGCGCACCTCTAGCTCGTAACGGGCTCCGGCCTGCCGGTAGACCACCCCGTTTTCTTCCTCTGACAGATCCGGCAACTGCGCGATGCGCCTGCAGGCCATCGCGGTCCCTCCCCCGACGACGAGGTCGTACTCGTCGAGCAGCGCATCAACCCGGTCTGCGATGCGCTTGGCTGCAAGGTGCGAGGAGCCCTCGCACCATCCCTTGACCAGCCACCGTTCTCGGATGGTCGCCCGCGCGCCGAACACGCGCGTGTCGTCTCCATCGGCAAGCTGGATCGTGACGTAGGGCGCCTGTGCCTGCGACGGTGCGACGCCGTAGTAGATCGCCACCGAACCGCCCGTGAGCGTGGTGAGCGTCGCGTCGCCCGACAGGCGCGAGTAGATGGCAGACCCTGCGGCGGCGCTCATGCGATCACCTTGAGCGCCTTGGCGAGATTCTCTGTGCCTTCGCGCAGCGCGGGGTCAAGGTATGGGCGCGCGGCGCCATTGCGCCTGCGCGTGCCCATCTCGATGTAGATGGCGTAATCCGCATGCGCGGTGACCCGCCAGGTCAGGTCGCGCTCCTTGGCGGCGCTGATGCTGTTCATCAGGTATCCGGTGTCAACAGCGTTCTGCTCGACCAGCAACTCCTTAGCGCGCGTCTCCATGTCGAACGCGGTCTTGGCAAGCGCGGCCTCGACCAGCGGCTTGGCTGCTGCGGCCATCTGCGGCAGGCGGTTGTAGGCCACAGGCATCAGGTCACCTCCATGCACTCGCAGCGAATGCAGGTGTCCCACGAGCGCGGGTTGTTGGTGCGCACGACCTCAAAGGTCTGGCCCTCGTAGACCAGGCGGTCGCGCTCGGTGACCGACGTGCCGACCGGCAGCGTGACGATCCACGGGGTCTGGTTCAGCACCTCGCCGCCCACGATGTCGTCAAGCCCTGCGCCGTTTGGCGACACGCGCGCCACAGCGGTGCCAACGGTGGCCCACGACTCGCTCTGGCCGCCCATGCCGTCAGAGGACAGCGTGACGCGCGACACCGTGACCGTGCCGGGCATGGATGCGGTGAGGTCTGCGCGCATCGCAGTAAGCTCCGAGGCGCTGATCACGAGGCGGTCCTCAGGTTCTTCTTGCGGATGCGCGCCCGCTTGCGCATCAGGCGCGCCTGCTCGCGCAGCCCCTGCGCCTTCTGTGAGCGCGAGAACGACTGGCCGTCGGTGGAGAAGTCGAAGGAACGCGCCTCGTTGGCCGCCCACTCCTCAAGGATCTCGCCGGCCGCGCCGTAGATGTCGTATGACCTAGCGGTCAGGTACAGCGCGGTGCCACCCACATCGGAGGCGAAGTCGAAGATGCCGAGCTGGTAGTCGGCGGTGTAGGTCGCCGTGCCGCGGTCGTCGCCAACCGAGTCCTCGATGAAGAACACCGTGCTGCCCGAGGTCGGCTGCTCAAGGTTGCCGTAGGCGGAGCGGTGGCGGGTGTAGACCACGCTGCCGCCGCCGATGTACGACGGCTCGCGCATCAGCTTGTGGCGCACCAGATCCTGCCGGTGGCGCTCAAGCACGTCCTCGATCTGATCGGCGTCCCAGAACGATGCGGTGCCAACGGTGTATTCGGCGGTGCCTGCGGCGATGAGGCCACGCACGCGGCCAATGATGTCTGCCATACCGTCACGGCTCATGCGGCAAGTGCCTCCTCGGGTGCGATGATCTCCGCGGCGGTGCGCGAGACGATGTCCGCCAGGTCGTGGCGCGGCTCCCACCCGAGCGAGCGCGCGAGCTCTGCGTCGGGGAGCTTCGTGCCGGCCGATGCCTCCTCGTACTTGGGTCCGAACACGCGCTTGCCCGAGGTGTGGGTGATGGGCGAGTGCGATCCGGTCACCTCGCGCACGAGCTCTGCGAGGTCGTTGATCGTGGTGCGGTTGTCCTCGGCGCCGACGTTGTACGGCTGGCCGCGCCAGTCCTCGTCATCCTCGGGCAGGAAGTCGGTGATGAACCGGCATACATCCCACACGCCGGTGAACGCACGCTCCTGCTCGCCGCCTTCGAACACGGTGATGGGCTCACCGGCAAGCGCCTGGGAGACCATGCGCGGCACGACGAAGCCCTTGGCCTCGGCCTCGCGCGGGCCCGCCATGTTCCACGGGCGGATCTGCACCGCCTTGAGGCCGCGGGCAACGGATGCGCCGACCACCTGCTCTGCGGCGATCTTGCCCGCCTGGTACTCCATGCGCGCTGAGTAGCGCGGCTGGATCAGGCAGGGGTCGCTCTCGGCCGCCACTCCTGTCATCCCGTAGACCTCAGCCGTGGAGATGTTGACGAGCGGCACGTCTGCGCTCACGCAGGCGTCAACCACCTTCTGTGTGGCGGTGACGATCTCGCCCGCGATGGTGCCCTGCAGCTTGAGGATGCCCGCGGTACCCACAGGCGATGCGGCATGGACGACGAGATCAACGGTGGCGACGTGCTTTGCGGTGAGCGCGCGTGCGTCTCCGACCATCATCCAGCGCACGGTGGGGTGGGTGACGCTGACCACAGGCGCGGTGAGGTTGTCGAGCACCACCACATCCCACCCGCGCTTGGCGTAGAGGTCTGCAAGGTGGCTTCCCAGGAACCCAAGACCGCCCGTGATCATCACGCGGGGGTTCATGCGGCCACCTTCGCCCACGCCTGTTGGCTCATCGCCTGCTCGAACTGCAGGCGGTCGGTCATCCAGCGGCTCGCAAGTTCGGCATGACCGGCGGTGCCCTCGATGTGCGTGAACCGGTAGCCCTCGCGGTACGCGACGATCAGCCCGGCAGCGCGTGCACGCGCGGAGAGGTAGTCGTCCATGTAGTAGCCGATCTCAAGCGATGGGCCGATGTCAGCCCACGCTTCTCGGTTCATGAACGGCAACTGCGATGAGCAGACAGGTGCCCAGTCGGCGCAGTCGGTGAGAATCCAGCCGCCACCCATTGAGCCCGTGGCGAGCACCGACCCATCAGGGTTGTCAATGCGCGGAGCGGGGTAATAGCCGAGGTCTGCCGCGAGCTTGGCCGCTTCGACCCATCCCAGATGCGGGATCATGTCGTCAGCGATCAGCGCGATGTAGTCGCCGGATGCCGCGGCAGCGCCAATGTTGGCAGCCTGCCCAATCGAGGAATGGTCCCGGATGACGATGATCTCGAACTCATCCTCGCCCGCGCTCGCGTGCAGCGCCGCAAGGTTCTCCTGTAGCTCCTTTTCGCGGCCCCTGACCGTGGCGATGACGATTGACACGCTCATGCGCTGATGACCTCAACATGCGGCGACGTTGCGGGAGCGTCCAAGCGGTCGGCCATCTCGGCCAGCACCGGCTTCCAGTAGGTCTCGGTGACGTACTCGGCGTCGTACTGCTCCGCGAAGGCCCGGGCCTCGCGCCGCGCGCGCTCATCGCCCCTGATCGCGTATGCCTGCTCGTATGCCTCATGCACCGCGTCGATGAGCGGCAGGTACTGATACGCGCCCATCGGCGTGAACATGCGCTCTGCGTCATCAGGCGGGATGACGATGCCCGATCCGCACAGCTCGGGCATGGCGGTCCAGCCACCGACGATCACAGGCGTGCCGCATGCCTGGGCCTCGATGATCGGAACGCCGAAGCCCTCGCCCATCGTCACCGATGACAGGACGTCCATCGAGGAATACAGCGCCGCCATGACGTTGTCGGCGTAGCCCATGATGTTGCGGTACTGATCGCACACCCGCACCGCCTTCTCGGGGATGCCGACGCCCTCGATGAGCTTGGCGACGTCCAGTCCCTCCATCTCGGTGCCGAGATGCGTGTGCAGGTACAGCAGTGCGTCCGGGTGGTCGGCGTGAAAGCGCGCGAACGCCTCAAGCTGGGTCGGCAGCGCCTTGCGCGATGGCAGGCCCTTGTTGGCGGCCACAATGCCGATGACGAACGCATCCTCAGGGATGCCGAGCTTGGCTCGCGCAGCGTCCATCGCCATCGGCGCGTAGACCTCAGTGTCCACGCCGTGGGGGATGTAGCGGACGTCAAGGCCCGCATCTGATGCCGACCGCTCGGCGTCCTTGGCGTAGACCATCGGTTGCCATGCGTGCTTGACCTTCTCGCGCACCGGATGCGGCAGCCGGTCGTGGTCGATGGGAAACCACGGCGCCCACTTCGCACCGCCCGCGGTGATGCGCGCCGGGTCCATGACCCATGCGTCGATGAGGCTGATCACCACGTCGGCCTTCATCTCGCGCGCGTGCTGGGCGACGACGTCCATCCCGTACGGGTGGAAGGCGCGCGGGTAGACCGGCATTCCCTGCCATTGGATCGAGGCGCCCTCAAGGCCATAGAAGGCGCTGACGCCGACCTCATGGCCGAGCCGCTTGATGCGCGGCGCGAACAGCCTGGTCTGGACGCCGTAGCCCGTCGCGGCCCACGGCGCATTGGAGTGCCACAAGATCCTCACGATGCCCCCCGGCTGTCGTGTCCCCGGTGGAAAGAGAGCCGGGAGGGAAGCGCCCGGGGGCGACCTCCACTGAGGTCGGCGCGTGTCGGCCGTCGCCTATCCCTCCCGGCCATGCTGATGCGGTCGGTGCCTGATGAGTGGTTGTTGTCGGGGTGGCTTCTCATCGCACCGTGGGCCTCCACCGTGGCCCCCCGGGCTAGTTGCCCAGGAGGCCACGAATGGATGTGAGCCCTGCTACCCCTAGGCCGACTTTCCCTGCATGAAGTGCAGGACGACCTTGCCGCGGGTGGGAGATCCCCCGTCCACGGCAGCCCAGACGACCGAGATGGACTCCGAGTCGTCGATGGTCGTGTAGTCGCTGTCGAGCGTGAAGCTCTTGGGCAGCGTGTCGGTCCAGTGGTCGGCGGTGCCACCGAGCGATGCGATGGTGCCGCTGATCACCGTGCCGGCGGTGCTGCGCTTGTGCAGCGCCAGGGTGTAGGTCGCGGTGCCCGAGGTGGTGGCGTGGTTGACCGCATACGCCTCCACGAGGGTGACCGCACCGCCCATGTCGCTGTTCTTGAACACGATCACGTCGTCCGCGACTGCGTCCAGCGTCACCGCGATGCTGTTGATCTCGTTGGCCATCAGCTACCTCACGAAGGGGTCGAAGCGTCGGAGATGAGCTGCACGCCGTACTTCGGACGCCACACGCCGTGGGCGTAGACCGAGGACAGGTTCAGCTCGGTGGCGCGACGGGAGGCGTCACGCTCGGGCTCGATGCGCGGCGCACGGCGCACGTCGAGGGCGAGGGCCAGCGGGGAGAAGATGCCGGCCGTCACGTCGTCGGAGGCGTCCGGGGTCAGGTTGGCCGACTCGAACACCATGCAGCCCGCCGCCATCATGAAGAAGCGGTTGCGCATGACCTCGTCACCGAAGTTGGGCACGTTGTTGATCGTGCCGGTCACGGCCGCGGCCTTCGCCAGGTCGTGGATCTGGTACGGGTGCAGCACGGCGTAGTACGGGGCCGGGGCCTTCTGCGCGCGAAGCTGCGACACCGCGGCGAAGAAGTAGTCCCACGTCATCGTGGAGCCCGCGGCGCCGGCCGTGCCGCCGGTGAACGACGAGAAGTTGCCGATCAGGTCGGTCTCGACCTTGGTCGCCATCGCAGCGCCGAGCTCAAGAGCCGCGGCCTGCTGGACGCCCATCGGGTCCGACTCGAGGCGCTGGTCGGTGATCAGGTACTGCGCGCCGACCTCAGACGGGGTCAGCGTGGAGAGCACCGTCGGAGCGAACGACTGCGAGCTGAGGTCGTCGTCGTCGTTGACGGCTGCGATGGTGGCCGAGGAATACTCGCTCGACACGCGCGGTGCGACACCCTCGCCGGTGTAGTTGGTGACCAGCGAGGACATCAGGTTCTGCTCACGAGCGACGAACAGGGCGTCCTCGTAAATCTTCTGGATGAAGTCGGTCGGACTCTGGATGTCCGAGACCTGGGTGAAAGCCACTTGGGCTTACCTCCTAAGAATCAGGGTTGAGCACCCCGCCTCCCAGGTTCCGCGCCGTATCCGTGTCGAAGATTCCGCCGCCGCCGCCGAAAAGGCGCGCACGCCGCTGGGAGTCAGTCTCCCCAGCAGGCTCGGTGCGAGCCGGATTCGCCGGGCTCGCGGCAGGTGGTTGTGTCTTGAGGTACGGCTTGGCCTTGATGAGGCGCTTGAGTGCCTGATCCAGGCTCTCGGCATCCGGCCGGCCCACGTCGTCGAAGTCCAGCGATGCGGAGTCGATGAGCTTGACGGCAGCCTCTGCATCGACAATGCCCATCGCGTTGGAGCGAAGGGCAACGGCGCTCTCAAGCGCCAGTCGACGGGTCTGCTCATCACGTTCAGCGATCTGCTGCCTGAGCTCGGCAAGCTCCTTCGCCTGCCGTTCGGTGTCTGACAGCTCCGCGTCGCGCTTCGCCTGCTGTTCGGCCTCCATCTCCCGCAGCTTCGTGCGGTACTTGATGGCATCGGCCCGAGCAGCCTTGAGCGCGTCGGAAAGAGCCTGCGTGTCGTCGCCTGCAGCCGTCTCAGCCACAGGATCGGGCGTCGCGCCCTCCTGCTGTACCTCTGTGCCCGTCACGGGCTCCGCAGCGTCGGGCGTCGCACCCTCGGCCGCTTCGGTGTCACTCACGATGTCACTGCCTCCCGTAGTGCTCGTGGCGTGTGCAAGACGGGCAAAGCCGGTGGGGGAGGAAGGAGCGACGGGTGCCGTCCCAACACCCGTCGCCTTCCTCGCCCGTGTCCCCTGCTTGCCCACTGCCGGTATGAAACAGCGCGCGGTGGAATGTGACGGTGCGCGTTGGCCTATGCGGCCCGGCGCGCGGCAGCGTTGGCCTCGGCCTGGGCTACTGACGCCACCTGCGATGAGGCGCCCCACACCGGGTTCTCGCGCCGTTGCACAAGATCAGGCAGCGTGATCCGCCGCGCCCGATACAGCGCGTACTTGGACTCACCGAGTATCTGGCGCTGGGTGTCCTCGCCCTGGCGACGGAACCACGCCGCGCCCGACTCGATCTGCACCGATTCCGGCGTGTTGCCAAAGCCGAGCTCACGCCACGGCCGCACTGCCGGCGCGGTGGCGCAGCGGCAGTTGGGGTGTGCCGCCATCGGCTCACCGAGCGGGATGAACGTGCCATGAAGCGCGATGCACGCAGGGCAGGTGCGCCGGTCAAGCGCCGACACCCACTGCTGGCCGCGGATGACCTGTGCGTTTTGCTCATACACCTGGCGCGACGCCTCGCGGTAGGCGCGAAGGGTTTCGGTGCGGGCGATGGTGAGCGCGCGGGTGAGGTTGCCTCCGAGCGCGTCTCGCATCATCCGCGCGACCGCACGCGGGTTCTTCCCCTGTGCAAGCCCTGCGGCCAATGCGTTGCCCACGGCCTCCTGCGCCTGCGGCGCGAGCCCTGCAAGCAGCGTGGAGGTCGGCACTGCGCGCTCAATCGCAGCGGTAGGGAGGTTCACCGTCTGTGCCACCACAGGCTGCGGCGGTGCGCCAGGCGGCGTGGTAGGCGAGGCGGTGATGCCCTCGGGCAGTACCAGGTCAACGAGCTCTGCTGCGCCATCACGTCCGAGCTCGCGCGCGACGTTAATGCTCCCGCCAATGATGACGTCGGCGTCGCCGGCAAAGCGGGTGATCTCGGTAAGCACCCGCTCGCGCAGTACCTGCAGCCGCCCTTCGCGGACCAGCAGCGACGCGATCTCGTCGTTGGTCCGCCCGGCGTCCTTCGCGCTCTGAATGGACTGCTGAACGGAGATGAGGTCTGCGTTGATCCGCCGGAACGCCTGCGAGTAGGCGCGGGTCATGCGCGCCGCGCTCTGGCGCTCCTTGGCGAGAAGGTCAGCGCGGAACTGCTGGGTGCGCTCGTAGAGCTCGGCCACGGCCTAGCCCGTCTGGCCGATCCCCTGGTCGAACGCGGTGAGAAGCGCCGCTCCGATGTTGGTCTGATCCTGCTGGCGGCGCTCGGCCTCGGCGTCGGGGTCGTATCCCATCTCGGCAACGGTCGTAGCGACCGACACGCCAGCGCGCTGCAGGGCCTCAGCGGTGGTCGCCTGCATCGCCGGGTCATCGGGGATGATCTGCGGCCACCTGATCGTCGCCCCGAGGCCCGCGCCGTAGCCTCCGAGCTCCGCCAGGCGCACACTCACGTCGTGGATGAGGCGGCCGTAGAGCCTGCGCTTGACCTCGGTCTTTCGCACGAGCGGGCCGTAGAGGATCTTGAGCGCAAGCCCAGAGAGCTGGCCGACGTTGTCGAGTCTGCCTGCGGTGATCTCGGGGATGCGGCTGATCTCGTGCAGCGCGCTCTTGACGGTCTTGAACAGCTCAATGTGGTCGGCCACCGTGGCTCGCGGCTCGAGAAGCGACACCTCGCTCTCGGTGTCGGGCAGCACGATGGCCTCGTCGGGTCCGACGTCGAGGTCTCCGTCGCCCACGCCCTTGGCCACCACCTTCGGATGACCGTGTATGCGCTGCACCCGGGCGGCGTTGCTCATCACGCGGTTGATCGCAAGCTGCGTCTCAACGACGTCCTCGGTCAGGTCGGGCCGGCCAAAGTAGGCGTTGGGCTCGGGCAGGTTCTGGCAATCGACAATCGGAGACCACGAGTAGCGCCAGCGGGTTTCGCCGTCGGGGATTGTCACCCACTTCGCACCGTTGGCGTCCGAGGACTGCTGATCAATGATCATCCACTCCGACCCGTCGGGGCGAATCACCTGGCGGCGTGCGACCTCGCGTCCACGCGCGTCGATGGCAAGCCACTGCAGCACATAAGCCTCAACGCGCCCGACGTCATCGGGTGCCCACACCACGCGCAGCATCTCGGGATCAACCACGAGCACACGCGGCGGCGTGCCGACAGGTGAGCCATCTGCGGGCGGCACGATGCGCACCGCTGCCTGACCTGAGATGGCGCCGTTGGTCGCCGCCGACTGCCAGAGCAGCATGCCCTGATTGGCCTTCCACACCTGATCGAGGTAGTCGGTAGCAACCCGATCAACCTGGTCGAGGTCGTCCACGATCTCAATCGGTGCGTCTTGGCCGAACAGCGCGTCCACGCCGGTGTCAACCACAAGGCCAGCGAGGTTGAGCCTGATGTTGTCATCGGGCTCGCCCGGCAGCACACGCAGCGGCTTGGGCTGGTCGCCGCGGTAAATCTGCCACGCCCGATGCACTCGCTGGTGGCGCCTGCGATCAGCATCTGCGGCTGCCTCGAGGAGGGCGTCAAGATCCACGGCAAGTGATGCTAGGGACACGGTCCTCGCATGCGGCCTGCGCGTTGGCGTCGCCTGCGCCGAGCGAGAACCTCTGCGCCACAGGGGGGCGCCGCACCCGAGGATCAGGTCTCAGGTGAAGCGCCGCACCCCTGTTACGACTTCACCGGGCGCGACCCCGGTGCGTCATCAACCGTAGCACCTGTGTCGGCTAGAAACGCGGAGCCTTTACGCCGCGCACCTTCGCCGGCCGGGCGAGGTCGAGGTCAGTCAGCGCCCACACAAGGGCGTCCAGGCGGTCTGGCGAGGTGGGGGAGTCCGGTGTCCAGGTCACCAGCTGGTCCTCGAGCTCGGCGAACACCGCGGCGTGGAATACGCGCCCCTGCTCATACAGCGCCGCTACT